TGGTGCTGGCTGGCTGCAAAGAAGTCCCGTTCGTCAAAAGATTAATCGAGGCGACAAAGAGGGTGCTATGGAACAGCTTCTCAAGTATAATAAAGGCGGCGGTAAAGAGCTTAAAGGGTTGACTTTACGCCGTAAAGATGAAGTCGCCTTGTTTAGGAAAGAATAACATGCCATTAAAGAAACTAGAATTTAGACCGGGATTGAACCGAGAAGGTACAGACTATGCCAATGAAGGCGGTTGGTACGACGGCGACAAGATTCGTTTTCGTTCTGGTTTCCCTGAAAAGATTGGTGGCTGGTCTCGCCTATCAAATAATACTTACTTAGGCGTTGCTCGTTCTTTATGGAATTGGATTGACTTAGATGGTTCAAACTACCTAGGCGTGGGCACTAACATTAAGTACTACATTGAGCAAGGTGGTACTTATTACGACATTACTCCTTTTAGTTATATTGGAGGAGCAGGTGTTGCTACCTTTGCGGCTACTAACGGGTCAAGCACCCTTACTGTTACTGATGCGGTGTATAACCCTTCAGTAGGTGACTTCGTTGTATTTAGTGCTGCCGTATCACTAGGCGGAAACATCACTGCGGCAGTGTTAAACCAAGAATACGAAGTGCTTACAGTTCCTTCTACTACAACCTACACTATATCAGCACGAAGTGCTACAACTGGACTACCTGTATTAGCTAATGGGTCAGATGTCGGAAACGGCGGTGCCGGTACTATCGCATCATACGAAGTACCTATTGGATTAAACGTATTTACAATCGGCACTGGTTGGGGTGCTGGGCCCTGGAGTCGAAGTACTTGGGGTTCTGCATATACATCAGGTATCGCGCAACAGCTTCGCTTATGGTCTAACGATAACTTTGGTCAAGACCTTGTTATCGCACCTAGAGGTGGTGGTATATATTACTGGAAAGACTCAACGGGAGTTAATACTAGGGCAGTTTCATTAAATACTCTTTCTACTAATGAAGGGTATGCTGGAACCTATGTACCAAACACAACTAACCAAGTCATAGCATCCGCTATTCAGAAATTTGTTATTGCTATGGGTGCCAACTCATATTTGTCAGGCACTCCTAACACTCCGTTTAATCCGATGCTTGTTCGATGGTCAGACCAACTTAACCCATATGAGTGGGTTCCAGCTATTACAAATCAGGCTGGTGAATTTGCATTAACTAGTGGTTCATTTATTGTAGGCGCTAAGGCCACTCGCCAAGAGATTCTAATCTGGACTGATTCAGCGTTATATTCAATGCAGTATCTAGGCGCTCCCTATGTGTGGGGTTTTAATATCTTGATGGATAATATTTCTATCATGTCACCTAACGCAATGATAACTGTAAACAACGTAACCTACTGGATGGGTGGGGACAAGTTCTATATGTATTCCGGACGCGTAGAAACTTTACCTTGCGCATTGCGTCAGTATGTCTTTAACGACATAAACAAAGACCAAGCATTCCAAGTGTTTGCTGGGGGTAACGAAGGCTACAACGAAGTCTGGTGGTTCTATGTAAGTAACTCAAGCGGTGGTACTACGGTTGATAAGTACGTAATCTATAACTATGTTGACCGTGTTTGGTACTATGGCTCTATGGCTCGCAGTGCTTGGCTAGATTCAGGCATTCGTCAGTTTCCTATGGCAGCAGATTATAACAACCGGATTCTTTATCACGAGTCTTCTGTTGATGATAACGCAGGTGACACTACCCTACCTATCGCAGCTTATGTGCAGTCTTCTGACTTTGATATTGGCGACGGTCATAACTTTGGCTTTGTATGGCGCATATTACCAGACGTAAACTTTAATGGCTCTAATGTAAATCAACCGTCTGTAACCATGACTGTTAAACCCCGTCAAAACTCAGGGTCTCCTTACGGTGCGGCTAATAACCCGTTAGTGCGAAGCTCGGATAACTTTAGTACAGGTCAGGTATACAACGTGCAGGAATTTACAGGTCAGGTATATACTCGCATACGCGGTCGTCAGATGGCATTTAGAATTGAATCGTCAGACCTCGGAGTGTCTTGGCAACTAGGTATGCCTCGTATTGATATTAGACCAGATGGGCGTAGATAATGGCGTATAACACCCCTTTAAAAAATACGCAGTTAGTTCCACCAAAAGCACCTAACTTACCCATTGCGCCAGTTGAGTATAGCCAACAATATATAGACCAACTAACCAATGCATTACGACTTTACTTTGGACAGATTGATAATATCACACAGGGGTTAACAATACCTGATTCAGGCACGACAGCAAACAGGCCTATAAGTACAACACTTGTTAAATTACAGATAGGGCAATACTATTTTGATACTACCATAGGAAGACCTATTTGGTGGAACGGTACTAACTGGATAAACGCCGCTGGAACAATAGTTTAATATTGTATAGGCGCTACATTGATGATATTATTCACTAAACTATATATAGTAGGAATTTACTATGAAACACTATAATCGAGGTGCATTATGGAAGGCATGCTAATAGGCGCCGCAGTTGGCGGTGGTACAGCGTTATTAACTGGCGAAGATGTCCTTACAGGCGCGTTAATAGGTGCGGGTACGGCAGGTCTTACTTCGGGTGCACAAGGACTTTTAGGCGCAACTAATACAGCTGCACTAGACACAGCAGTAGATACAGGTGTAGGTGTTGGTACACCCGCAGCAATTGAAGCAGCAGGTACATCTCAATTAGCGGCGCAGCAAGCTATGCTACAACCTACAACAACGGCTATTGGGGGTGCTAATCTTACCACTGCTGGGGGTCAAGGGTTTGCTGCAAGTGCAGCTCCACAAGTTCCTGGGTCTACTGGTTTTTGGCAGGGTGCTAATACCGCTGCAAGTACAGTACCTCAAGCCGCTGTGTCTGACGTTGTATTACCTGGTGCACAACAAGGCATAGCCGCAGCAAAACCCGGCTTAATGGATAGGATTAGCACTGGGTATAGTAATCTATCTGATATGGAAAAACTAGGTGTAGGTATCGGCGGTACTGCATTAGTAGGTGCTGCTATGGCCCCTGGTGTGCAAATGCCTGAAGAAGATGAATACAAAGGCCCTTTAAGCAAGTTTAAGTATGACCCTAACAAGTTTAACGCATCCCGTATAACACCAAACGTATATAGGCCTGGCTATGCTCAAGGTGGTATTGCTGCACTGGCAGGTGGGGGGTATCCAATGGGTAGACAAGATAACACTCAATTTGCAACTCCAACTCAAATGCCTATGAGCGCAGAAGTACTTCGTGCAGACTACGAACCAGTTGAAATGGCTATGGGTGGTATCGCTGGATATAGTCTTGGTGGGTATGCTGCGGGGGGTAATCCTCGTTTACTTAAAGGCCCAGGTGATGGTATGTCTGATGATATCCCTGCTACAATTGCTAATAAACAACCAGCTCGATTGGCAGACGGTGAGTTTGTAGTTCCCGCTGACGTGGTGTCACATCTAGGTAATGGGTCTACTGATGCAGGTGCTAAACACTTATATAAAATGATGGAAAATGTACGTAGAGCTCGTACGGGTAAAAAAGCACAAGGTAAACAGATAAAATCAGAGAAGTTCCTACCAGCATAGGATTAAAATGACTTTACAAATTAAGGTGGTCGATACAAACTTCGTCCACCAAGTATGGCCTCGGGTTGAAGGCTTTATTGCCACTGCTGTAGCTTCAATGGATAATTTTCCTGAGTGGAGCAGAAACTATAACCTAGAGCATATTAGAATGTATGTAACTTCTGGTGAATGGTATTTGTTTGTTGCCATAGATGAGACCGGAGATATACATGGGTGTGCAACAGTATCATTAGTTAACTGCCCTTTGCATAGAGTAGCATTTATTACTTCTACTGGTGGTAAGTTTATAGCAACTAAAGAAGTGTTTGCGCAGCTAAAACGGATACTAAAAGAGTTAGGTGCTACAAAGATACAAGGCTATGGCAAGGATTCTATAGTGCGGTTATGGAGGCGGTTTGATTTTGAGCCACGTAACACTCTATTTGAAGTGCTTATATAATGCAAGTATCGCTGGTACCTGTAGAGTACGTTGAAAATGTATGGCCTCATATAGAAAAGTATTTAGAGGGTCCCGCCAAGTATTCATACGGTAGGTACGAAGTAGAGGATATTAAACAAGGGTTACTAACTAAGCCACAACATCTTTGGATTGCATTTGAAGGTGCCAAGATATACGGTGCGGTTGTAACTACGTTTGGATACTACCCTAGAATGGTGTCGCTAGATATGATATTTACTGGTGGCGTAGAATTAAAGAAGTGGAAAGACCCCATGCTTGCCTTACTACAGAAGTTTGCCAAAGAGCACGGGTGTAAGATTATAGAAAGCTATGGTCGCCCCGGTTGGGAAAAGATTTTT